TAGTTAATTATTTCAAAGATAGCTCAGCCGCAGCCGCTAAAAATACGGCAGCCGTTGACGCAAATCAAAAGGCCTTAGCCAATCAATCCAAAACTTTGGAGCGTAATTCTAGCGAATTACAAAATAAACAAAATCAGGAGCTAGCAATGGCGAAAGCCTCCGGCGCTAGCGCGGACTCAATTAGAGCTTTAGAATTAAAATTGATTGACGAGAAAATCGCTTACGAAAAATCGGCTCGAGCGGTTGCGTTTAATACCTACGAAAAAAATAAAAATTATTTGGCGTCTTTAAAAGCTGCGGACGCTGACGAGGAGGTAATTAAAAAACAACAAGAGACGACGAATAAGTCAATTTTAGATTATAATAAACAAAATCAAAACGTACAAAAAGCATTTGACGAGAGACGAGACATTCAAAATCGTCACCAGGTTGAAATATTACAAGCTCAAACGAGTCACAATAAAGAGATAGCCGATAAAAATAAAGAGGCTTCTAATAAAGCAAAAGACGACGCAAAAGAGGCAAGGCTTAAAGAGATTGAGGATAAAAAGAAATTTGATGAAGAGACTCTAAAACAAATTGAGGATTTAAATAAAAGTCAAGCCGAAGCGGAGCAAAAAAGACAATCCGACGCTCAAGCAATAATTGACGATTTAAACCAAAGTAAAGAAACCCCAACTCAAAAACTACAAAGAGAGTTCGAAGAGAAAAAAGCAATTTTAGAGGCTGCCGGTAGAAGTACCTTTGAGCTTGAAATGCAACACAATTCCGATCTCGAAAATTTAGACGCAGAGCAAAAACAAAAGGAACTTGACAAAGAGAAAGCGCAATCAGATGCTAAATTAAAATTAGCCGAAGCTGAGGCAAATGCAAAAAAAGTTTTATTTGCAAAGACTTCGGAAACTCTAAACAAAGGAGCGGACCTATTAGGAAAAAATACGGCAGCGGGTAAAGCAATGGCAGCGGCAGCGGCTTTGATAAATACTTACCAAGGTATCTCGGCAGAACTTGCTACAAAAACCGTTACTCCTTTTGAAATTGGACTTAAAATTGCCAACGTTGCTATAATCGCAGCAACCGGATTCAAATCAGTTCAAGATATATTAGCGGTGCAAATCCCTGGAGGCGGAGGAGGAGGCGGAGGAGGAACTAGCGCTCCAAGCGGAGGAGGTGGAATGACAGCTCCTAGCTTTAATGTAATTGGACCAAGTGGACCAAATCAAATTGCTGAGTCAATTGCTAATCAAAATCAGCAACCTTTACAAGCCTATGTTGTCTCAGGAGCGGTAACAACGAGCCAGGCTTTAAACCGAAATATAATAAATAACGCCTCAATAGGATAGATAAAATTTATAGTAAAAAATTTTAGTATAGATAAAATCTTTAGCTGTGAGATATTGAATTTAAAAGGATTTTGCGTTAAATTAAAAAACTTTAAAAAGACAATATAATATATATAAAGTCCTTTTAATTAAAATAAACGCTTAAAAATGGCCTTAAAATTAAAATGGATTTTCAATCTAAAAATTGAAAAATAAAAAAAATTTTAAGGTTATAGGTTGAAAATAGAGTTAAATATTTAAGGTTAAAACCTTAAAAACAAAAAAAAGTTTATAACAAAACACTAAAAAAAAGTTATAGTATATATGGAGACTTATAAAGTTTTATTTAACGAACAAGAGAACGAGGGAGTTTATGCAATCTCGTTAGTTAGTGATCCGGCAATTGAAGTGCAATTTGTAACCTTATCAAAACAAAAGGAAATCAAACTTGCTATAATAAATGAGGAGCAAATAATTTTATTAGGTGCGGTATTAATACCAAACCAACCAATTTATAGAAATGTTGACGGACACGAATTTAATATCGTATTCCCAAAAGAAACGATTAAACAAGTTCAACACAATTTTAGTCAACAAGGCTATCAAAATAATTCAACAATTGAACACTCCGGAGCTAACATTCCTAATGTTACATTTGTTGAGACTTGGATAAAAGAGGACGAAGTACATGATAAGTCAACAATGTACGGATTTAATGAGCCAATTGGGACCTGGTATGCTGCAATGAAAGTCAATAACGACGAGATTTGGAACGACTACGTTAAGACTGGCAAAGTCAAAGGATTTTCGATTGACGGAGTCTTTGATATGGAGAAAGTAAATTTAAAATCAGAAATAAATATGAATTTAGAAACTATCGTTAACGCGATAAAAGAGGGTTTCGCATCGATTAAAATGTCGAACGAAAACGAGCAAGTTGATGCCGTTGAAACTACTGAAAATGTAGATGTAACAATGGCTACAATGATGCTAAAAGATGGTGTCACTATTTTAGAGGCTGAGGCTTTCGAGCCAGAGCAAGCGGTTTTTATCGTTGCTGAAAATGGAGACAAAGTTCCGGCTCCAGTTGGAGAACACGAACTTGAGGACGGAAGAATTTTAGTAATTACTCAAGAGGGTATTATTGCTGAAATTAAAGAAACAATGGTTGAAGAGGTAGCGCCTGACGCTGCTCCAGCTGAGGCGGAGGCTGTTGAAATGTCAACGGAAGAAATGATCAAAGCGATCGTTACCAATATGAGCGTTGAAGTATCAAAACAAATTGAGGCAATTAGAACTGAATTATCAGCTCAAATCGCTGAGGTAAAAACTACTCAAGTTGAGGTTAAGGCATCAACAAAAGCTAAGCCGGAAGTTGCTGAAACTTCAAACAAAAACGTGAAATTAACACGAAATCAAAAAATATTAAATAACATTAAAAACTTAAATTAAAAATGGCTACAACTACAACTGTATCATCAAACTACAACGGAACGGCTGCCGGTGCAATTATCGGTCAAGCGTTCAAAACTATTGACACAATAGAAAAAGGAGCGGTTACAATCGCTGAGAATGTAAACTTTAAAATCTCTTTAAGAAAAATCCAATACACTAACGGAACAACTGCTTACACTTGCGGTTTTGCTCCAGCGGGTACAATCGTATTAAACGAAAACGCTATCGAGCCTTTCAAATTTAAAAACGATTTTGACGTATGTAAGGAAGATTTCAGACAGACTTGGTCTGACGGAATTATGGGAGCGGGAGCTGCTAACTCAACAGCGCCAAGCGATATAATGGACGCTATCCAAGCGGAAGTTTTAGGAGCTATCGGTGAAAAATTAGAAACGGATATTTGGCAATCAGCTACAAACTTCGACGGATTCTTAACTTTATTCGCTGACGATGCAGACGTAAACAAGCCAACTGCTGACGCTGCGGTTACTGAGGCTAACGTATTGACTAAATATTTAAAACCAGCTTTAAACGCGGTACCGGTTGCATTAAGAAATAAAGAGTTAATCGTTGCTGTATCTCCGGACGTTGCTCAGGCTTACGCATTCTATTTGTCAACTCAAGGAATTACCTATGGTATGGGTAACACTGACTTTCCTTTGGCATTCGGTCGTCACAATTTAGTAGTATTAAACGGATTGCCAAGCAATTCAGTTGTAATTTACGAAAAGAAAAACTTAGTATTTGCTACAGGTTTAACTGCTGACTACAACCAAGTTGCTTTAGTTGACGAGGACGAAATCGGATTACTTACTGGTAAAGTAAGAGGGAAAGTGGTTTACGCTGTAGGTGTTGGATATTACAACGCTGAGGAAATCGTTTGGTTATCTTTTGACTAATTAATTAACTATAAGACCGCTCATTAAATTGGGCGGTTTTTAATAAAAAAAAATATACATATGTCTTGTCTTATATCAAAAGGAAAACTTCTAGGATGTAAAGATCAAAGAGGTGGTTACAAAAATCTATACTTCGCTAATTACGACGATTATGATTTTGTAATTGCAGCGCACCAAGTTACTAGCTTGGGATCTTTAGATGATGTTTTTAAATACGAAGTAAAAGCAACCACAAACACATTAACCGAGACTGGAACAAGCTCTCAGGATAATGGAACGTTTTTAAACGCTCAATCTTTAGCGGTTACACTTCCAAAATTATCAGCTGACTTGCAAGCTCAAGTTCAATTGATTTGCGCGGGCCGTCCTTACGTTTTTGTAGAGGATTACAACGGAAATATTCTTTTAGTTGGTGCAGCTAACGGAACAATGGCGAATTGCACAAAAGTAACTGGAGGAGCCGGAGCCGATTTATCAGGTTTCACTCTTACAATTACAGGAGAAGAAAGTAACTTATCTCCATTTTTGGACTCAGCAACTAAAACAGCTTTAATGACTTTAGTTAGCTCTGCGGTTGTTTCCTAATTTTCTTTCATAGTTTGTTAAAAAAAAGTCACTTCGGTGGCTTTTTTTGTTACAAAAAGGTATTTTT